AAAAATTGATTTTCCATAATATCTCCTTGATTTGTAATTTTTGGGTGAGATCTAATTTAAACATGTGTACAGAATATATCAAGCAATCTTTTTATAATTGTTTTCTTGACAAGAAAATCATGTTATGAAAGGGGCAGAAAAAAGAATGAATTATTATAATTTATCAAAAAATATCATAGCTTGTGATAATTTTTTACCTAACAATAAAATAGATGAACTTTTTACAGATTTTTTAAATAATCGTGAAAAATTTAAAGAATCTACTTGGGAGAATAAGGGTAAAGGATACGTTCAATTTTTTGGCAGTGATTGTGGGGGTTTTGATTTCTGGTTAGATAATAAAACTGAAGAGGATAATAATTCTTTCATAGAGTCACTTCATAAATGGTTAATTCATAGAGGTATTATTTTTTATACTCAAAATAACGGATCTGAAGTATACAAATTCTTAGAAAGAAAACTTCAGTGGGATATACACGTTATTTGTTATAATAATGGTGGTTACTACAATTGGCACAAAGATGAAAAAAATAGTAATATATTTACGTTTAATTTAATTCTAAACAAAGGTAATAAGTTAAAAGGCGGCGATATGTTTTTTATGGATAACAACAAAATTATTAAAGTTAAGAATAAAAATAATTTTATGGTTGTTTTTCCTTCTTATATTCCTCATTCAATTTCTCCATTGTATACAGATGATAATAAAGATGTTTCTTTTTTAGAGCAAAGGTTTAGCATTCAATTTTGGATAAAACTACAATGATGTTAGCACAAACAAATTTATTTGGAAGAATAGTAAAAAGATATGATATTCCTTTAAATCAAATTGATGATTTTAATTTAAAATATGAAGCTCATAAAAAAAATCTTAATTCTTTTGGACCAAGATTAGCAGGGAGGTTAGATTCTGAATTAGAGTTTACAAATTTATTAGGTGAAACAAAAATTTCAGAAACTATTGCTGAGTGTTTAAACGATTATATTGACACGATAGAAAAGCTTGGAATTTTTAATGAAGAAAAAAAATTACATATTTTAAGTTGTTGGGTTAATGATATGAAAGAAGGAGAGTATAACCCTCCTCATACGCATCATGATGCAACAGGGTGGTCAACTGTTTTATTTTTAAAAGTTCCAGAATTCATTAATGATGTGAAAGATCCACATAAATTTAAGGATGGACAATTAGGGTTTGTCGGAGTTGATGGAATTGGCACTACTTGGATGGAACCAGAAGTGGGACACTTTTACATATTTGAAGCTAGGCATCAACATTGTGTTATGCCTTTTAAAACTAAAGTAAAAGGAGAGGTTAGAAGATCCATGTCTTTTAATTTTATAAATAATGTTTGATAAAAAAATTAAATTTGTAGCGACTGAAAAAGAAATGGTCGATATTTGGCCAAATCCCAAACCTGCGTCAAGAGAAATTCCTGAAGAGTATAAAAAAATGAATAGATTTCATAATAAAGATTATCACTTACCTACTCTTAAAACTTGCATGCCTTTTTTAGATGCAATGACAGCGGGATATATTATGTATTTTGATCAAGATTATTTGGTGGATCCTGTTGAAAATAGTTTTTCTGTTACTCCTGCAAATAAAAGAAGTATTGATTTTGGTTATCATGATGAAGTGCAGATGCCTGAACAATGGCAAAAAATAGCTGGAGAAAAAGCAGGAAAATTTCATAATAAATGGCTTATAAAAACACCGCCTGGTTATAGTTGTTTGTTTATTAAACCAATGAACAGAATAGAAGAGAGGTTTGAAATAATATCGGGGATTGTTGACACAGACACCTATATAAATCAAATACACTTTCCTTTTTTATTAAGAAAAAAAGATGAACAATTTATTATAAACAAGGGTGAGCCAATGATTCAAGTAATACCTTTTAAAAGAGAATCTTGGAAATCTTGGGTTGGTTTCTACTATGAAAAATTACATCTTAAAACTTTAGATATGGTTGAAACAAAATGGATGGATAGATATAAAAAAATGTTTTGGTTTAAAAAAAATTTTAAATGACCAATATAAAAAATTTTATTAAATGTTTTCCAAACATTTTAGATAATGACACTTGTGAGGATATAATTAGCACCTGTGATTTTAAAAAATTTAAAAGATCAGTTGTTAATAATGACTATGAAATATCTGATGATAGAAAAGTTTATGAAAACTTTCTAGATTCTAAATTTGAAAATATTATTTTTGAAAAAGTAGGTAATATTTTAAATAGTTATTCTAAACAATTTAAATGGTTTTTAATATCAAAATTAGAGGATACGGGATATAAACACCTTTGCTATAAAGGAAGCGATAAAGGAGAATTTAAAATGCATGTGGATAGTTCAAAACTTTATCCAAGAGTTTTAAGTATTTCTTTTATTTTAAATGACAATTATGATGGTGGAGATTTTTTATTTTTTGATGAAAAATATAAAATAGAAAAGAAAAAAGGAATGGCAATTGTTTTTCCAAGCAACTTTTGTTTTCCTCACGCAGTCACACCCGTAACCAATGGTGACAGGCACGCAATAATAACGTGGATACGTTAAATAAACAAAAATACAAATATGTAAAAAATATGGTGTCATCAGAGATGATAGAATTTTTAACTTCATGGAGTTTAAAAAACTTTACTTTAGGTGATGAGCAAGTCCCCTTTTCTTCTGCTAATCATTCAAAAGATTCTGACATATATCAACATATTACTCATTTTCTTTTACCAATTATGGAAAGGGAAACTAATTTAAAATTAAAACCTATATATTCTTATAATAGAATTTATTTGGGTGGTGCTGAATTAAAAAAACACGTGGACAGACCTGCTTGTGAAATTAGTGCATCAATAACTTTAAAATATTTCTATAAAGATGAAAATTATAAATGGCCTTTGTGCATGGGAGATACTCCCATTGTAATTGAGTCAGGGGATGGTGTTATTTATAAAGGATGTGAAATTGAACATTGGAGACCTTTTTTTAATCAGCCAAAAGAATATTGGCACCATCAATTATTCATTCACTATGTAGATTTAAATGGCCCTTTTAAGGACGAGGAAGAAGAACTTTAAGAGTAATTAGAATCGTAATCTCTCCACGTCTCATCATCTGAAGCAGATCCTGCTACAACAGCATCATGATGAGCTGTTTTTGCAGCTTCAATCTGACCTTTTCTAGTTTCTCCCCAAGTTAGTAAAGCAGCAACAGTAGTAGATCCTACAGCATCGCTAGTAGCATTTAAATCTGTATTACCCGTCATATTACCTGTTGAAGCATCTTTACTTTGAATTTCATTTTGCCCTGGAAGATTGTTCCATAAAACACAATGAATAGTATTAGGAAGAGCAGGCATAGCGTTACCTTTATCTGCCCATTCAATATGATAAGAATCATCTATTTTTATATAATCATCATTTAATATTACAATTTGTGTTGCCATTAATATCTCCTAATGTTTTATAATATAGTTAACCACCACATAAGGTGAGAATGAATTGGTACCTGCCGCTGTGACAGTTCCAGTTAAACTTGTTGTAATATTACCTGTTAATGTTCCAGTCAAAGTATGACTGTGGTTGTGACCTGTTCCTGAACCTGCACTTGCGATTGTTTGTGGGCTTGAAGGGTTTCCTCCTGGAGTGCTAGCTCTTCCTGAATTCCCTGATTGGCCATCAAAAAGTTTAGGGTTAATATTGTGACTATGACTAGCTAATTGAGCTGTCGTTAAAGAAGTAGTCGCAATATTACCTGTAATAGATACAGATTGAGTTGAAGTGCTGGTTGCTGCTTGGTTGTTCGTCACTGCAACGGTAATAGTGTTTGCACCGCCAGTGCCTGCTAAGTTATATGTATTACCATCATAACCTTGTGGCATTTTACCTTGTAATTGAGGAACGTTGAACGTTGTAGAACCATCCCCAGATCCATATGTTGTAGAAATTACAGCGAATAAATCTGCATACGTTGATCTTGATACGGCAGCACCATTACATAACAAATAACCATCTGGAGCTTCTCC